TGGTCTATCAACAACGTGACCAATTCGCCGAGGGGCAGATCCTCATATCTATCTGTCGCTGATTGGCTCGATGTATATGAACAGTTTTTATTTGATTATAGCGATAAATGGCCCCAGTTTAATTCGTTTGTGTGGGATATGAAGGTCGAAGGTGGTGATAATTCGGCCATTCAGGAACAATTAAATAATTTCAGCAAAAAATCAGGATCTGTATTCGGACATAACGAGAAAGTATCTTTAAATGCAATAACGCCTGATCTCAAATCTGCCGATGCAGCAGAGGGGGCAAGGCTCTTCAGAAATCATATACTGGGGAGATGGGGGTTTCCGGAACATTGGTTCGGCGGCGGCGGGGATGTCAACAGGGCAACGGCATCTGAAATGGATCAGCCGGCGCTAAAGGTCATGAGTCAGAAACAACTTAACGTTAAATACATCCTCGAGGACATGCTCGGTTACGCAATCAGGCGGGCACGAGAGGCACGGTATCTCAGGGTAAGTGATGAAGATGCTGTGTTTACGATAATGACACCGGAAATGGGCACAAAAGATATTGCAAAAATGAGCACAGCGGCTCAGCAGATAGGAACTGCACTGGTGAGTGCAGAAGTTCAAGGCTGGGTTGATAAGGACACGGCCCGAAAGATATTTGCAAGCGTTGTGGCATTTACGGGCGTTGATATGAATTTTGAAGAGATAAAAGACAACCTGGAAAAACAAGAATCGAGCAGAGGATATGAAGATTATAAAAAAGGTAAACCGGACTTGAAGGTGGCAAATGCCGATTAAAATGAATATTGCGCTGTGGGCGTTTTTAAAAACAAATGAGGGCAAGAGGCCGTGTGTTTTCATTGACACCTGTTATAACTATGTCAACGGCGATTTGGGAAGGACAACAAGGTAGGCGCAAGGTGAAAGTGACGGACGAGATAAAGCGCCGGCTAAAAGATAAAGATATGAACATTGCCGACGGACGTGAGGCCATGTTGAATATTATGAAAGACCTGCACGGGCAGACAATGAACGAATTAGGCCGGGCCGCCCTCGGATCGTGGGATAGTTATTACCTTAAAAACCTGCTGAATACCCTGGAAGACAAGATGGCTGAATATGAGAGTAAGGCAACGGCCGAGCTGTCAGGGTTGCTGAATAGCGCATGGGGCAAGGGAGTTGGGCTCGTGGATGCCGCATTCAGGGCCGTCGAATTATCTGCCGGAGGTTTCCGGATATCGACCGGTGCGCTTGATGTTTTAAAGGATTACTCAAACGGATATCTTGAAAAGATGTTCGGGGATGCCTGGCATGGTATCAAGGGAGAAATTACCCTGGGGATGCTCGGCGCAAAAACTCCACAAGAAGTGGCAAAGGCGATAGGCATGACTATTGATTCCGGTAAGTTTGGTAATATTGCCTTGCGTGCAGAGACAATAACACAAACCGAAATGGGCAGAATATTTTCAGCGGCGACACAATTTCGTATGACAGAGGCCGCTGCATATGTAGACGGTCTCGAGAAACAGTGGATACACGCCGGGCATCCGCACATGCCCCGTATATCCCATGTCATGGCACACGGGCAGCATGTGCCGGTAGATCAGCCGTTCAAAGTAGGCGGATTATCAATAATGCACCCCAGGCATCCGAATGCGCCGATAAGCGAGGTAATCCATTGCGGGTGTGATCATGTGCCGTATCATGCGAGTTGGAATGATGAACTGAAAGATGCCGGGTTTGTGTCATACGGAACAACCAGATATGAGGCTGTTGATAATTTTGTCCGGCAAGGCCTGAAGACTCAGGAGTTTAGAGACTTTTATCATGGGAAAAGGACGGGAAATTTCCCGGTAGCAACATTGGACAATAATTTACAAAAGGAGCTAACTGCAAAATCAGATATAGTAATGCTCAGCAACGAAACATTGTCGAAAAATAAAAAGAACCATCCGGACTTGACCATTCGCGATTACAGACATATCCCGGACATTATTAATAATTCACAAATAGTGATTGAGAAGGAAAAACGCAACCTTGTTTTTATTGAACGGGGAGAGAAAGATTATTTTGCAGTGGTGAAAGCGGTTCACATGAAAAACGAGCTTTATCTGACATCCTTCAGATTTACTAACGAAAAAGACATTATAAACGAGATGAAGAAAGGAAGACTAATAAAAAATGTACTTTAAAAATATTAAAAGCTTCTCTGGAAGGACCTCCGTTTCCCTTCAACTCCAATCTGCCGGGAGCAGACGGTACGGCTGGAGGATTCACCGTGTCAAAGAAGCTTTCAATAATAGTTTAGCACAGATGGAAGATTTGTCAAGAATCAAAATAAGGAGGTAACAAACATGGCCAATGTACAGCAAAAACAGTTAGAGGGATTGAAGTTTAGGACATCAGAAAGGAAAGAGGTTGCAGGTGATGACGGGGCAAAAAAAATAAAACTTATACCCGTAGTGCGTCCCCTTGTTCTCGACGATATTCTTAGCCAGAGGGACGATGGGGATTCGTTTCATGTCGTAACAAAGGATGGAAAAAAATATGACATTCCGAAAAACCCGGCGAAAGAGCCGGCAAAGGAGGGTTAACTAATGCTGAGCTTCAGCGAGATACGGAAAGCGCTTTGTGATGCGTTTACTGCGGCCTTTCCGGATTCAAGGGGTGATATGGTTGATATTTATATCGATCACTGCATTATATCCGACGGGACCGGGGCTTTGTTCGAGGTGCCCTACACTATCGATGAAAACGGCAAGGTTGTAACCGGGGACATGGCAAAGGTACGGCGACAGGTGGATTATGTGCGAGTGAATGCTGCTGCCCGTCTGCTTGCTGCATCTGATTCTGATGACACTCCTGATGCCGAAAAAGGTTTTAAGTGGCAGGTCCAGATCATCGAAGCAGGACTGGATAAAGCCGGGCTGTTCGATTATCCTCTTGCGGTACTGCATGCTGCCGCAAATCTCTATGAAGGTGCGAAGGTTTTTGCTCTGTCGCAGGGGCAGCATGACAACCCGAAAAATCCTATGGGGAAATCTGTTCGGGATCTCGTGGGGTGGCTTTCCGATGTCAAACCGAATGCAACCGGTCTTGAGGGCAGTTTGAATATAATAAAAACCGCTGCATGGCTGCGTGATGCATTGATTGATTCGTTTGCACGTGGCAAACAGGATTTGATCGGCTTGTCTCATGATGTAGTCGGTTATGTACCGAAAGGCAAAAAGACCGTTGAGGTCATAGCCGGGGTTGATAGTGTCGATGTTGTGTATAACCCCATCGGAGGGGGTAGATTCATACGAATGGCCGCAGCCGCACAGGCAGGCCCAAAAAAGGAGGAACACATGATAAAAAAACTTTTGGCTGCCTTACAGGCGGCACGGCCCGACGAGTATCAGAAGCTTGTTGATGCGGGTACTCTCGAAACAATCACGGAAGATGAGGTCATCTCATTGCTGTCCGCTGCACCGGTTGTCTCATCAAAATCCGATTCAGGTTCTGATGAGATCAAGGCGCTCCTCGAACAGACCCGCATTGCTGCGGCATCTGTTATTCTGAAAGACGAACTTAAGGAATGCGGCCTCCCCCTGCTGGCTGTTCAGAGAATTCAAAAGCAATTTGACGGTAAAATGTTTGAACCGGCAGCGCTGCAAGCGGCTATCAAGGAGGAAAAGGAATATGTCGATAAGCTGACAGGAAGCGGAGGCGTAACCGGATCTGGCCAGATAAGAATGTGTAACGAGGAGCCAGAGAAAATGCAGGCCGCCTGCGATCTCCTTCTTGGCGTCCAGGTTGATGAAAAATTTAAGGGCATAAAAGCATTTGAAGGGATAAGGGCAGCATACGTGCAGATAACCGGAGATGCTGAGGTCAGGGGGTTGCCTACCAGAGATGGATTAAAATTCGGGCAGGCATATATGGAGATGATGAGACTCCCTGCGGCATATAGTTCGAGCTCGTTTTCGTTTCTTCTTGGCACATCGATGTACAGAAGAATTGTGCAGGATTACCACGCTGTTGATTTCGGCGAGCAGATATTGATCAGTTATATCCGTCGCGCAGTTGACTTTAAGACAATGGAATCGATCAGGGTCGGATATTATGGGGATCTGCCGGATGTAGATCCTGAAGCCGCCGACTATGCCGAACTGACGAATGTCACCGACGAAGAGGTGAGCTACGCATTAAATCAGAAAGGCGGGATAGTCACAATCACGAGAAAGACTATTCTCAACGATGATTTAAGAAGCCTGCAAAAAATACCGTCCCGGCTTGGCAGAGCCGCAAAAAGAACCAAAGCGCAGCGTTGCTGGAACAAAATTATCAACAATGCAACATACAAAGGGGATGGCAAAGCTCTTTTCCACAACGATCATGCCAATCTCGGCGCGGTAGGGCTTACCAACGACGCTACAGGTATCGTAACGCTTACAAACAGGCTCACAGCGATGTTCAACCAGACCGAACAGGATTCGGGGAAAAAGCTCGCCCTTGAAGCGCTTTATATGTGGGTACCAAGAGAAAGGCTCGAAGTTGCAAAGGGTCTCAATTCGCCGTGGCCTGGAGTGGCCGGGGGCAATCCTCACGCCGGCAGATTTGGCGCCAACCACGAACGGATTATTATCAACAAGCTGACAACCGATACTGACGATTGGGGTCTTGTGGCTAATGGACAAGATGTCGAGCTGCTTGAAGTGGCTTATATGAACGGTCAGGAAGAGCCTGAATTCTTCGTGGCAGATAATCCTCTTGTCGGGCAGATGTTTGCCGCAGACAAGATACAGTACAAAATCCGCCAGGAGATGGAAGTCGAAATTGATGACTACCGGGGCTTTGATAAGAGCGTAGTATAAAAAAAGACAGGGTTCAAGTGGTTCAACTGGCCCATCGGCCTCTTGGACCCTTAAACCCCTAAATAAAAAAATGGAGGTAGTAATGAAAAAGATTAAGACAAACTTGATAATTATGTGGATCGCGGCTGTCATTATAATGTTGTTGTCAGCGAACGTGAACGCATATGTGATTAAACAGCAGTGGGTACGTTTTTCGGCGACTGCTGGTGAAACGTTGACTACAGGCCATGTTGTAGCCATTAAAGATGCGGATGGGTATGCATATAAGGCAGATGCCGACGCTGCGACACTACGCCCTGCAGTGGGCGTTATCGGTAAGGGCGGCACGTCGGGCCAGACCGTGGAGATAATTGTTGTCGGTATCGTGTCCGGCTGGACAGGTCTCTCTGAAGGTCAAAATGGATATCTGTCCGAGACTGCCGGCGCTATAACACAATCTGCGCCCACATGGAACCAGCAGGTTGGAACGGCCATTAGTACCACCGAGTACCTTATTAACTGCAAAAATTATCTCGATACATCGGCACTAACGACACTCGGGGTATTGAGCGGAGCGTCTCCTCTGGTATTCGAAGGTGCAACGGCTGATGACTTTGAAACCACCATTGCAGTTACCGATCCCACAGCGGACAGAACCATTACAATACCGGATGCAAGCGGAACCCCTGTATTGTCAACGCTGGCTACCAATGCCCCTGACGCTGCAAACTCAGTTACCGGGGCATCAAACGGCCTGGTGTTCGAAGGTGCAACCGCAGACGCACACGAGACAACAATCACACCGACTGACCCTACCGCGGACAGAACCATTACATTACCGGATGCAAGCGGCGTTCCTATTCTTGCAACAGCAGTCCCGGGCGCCGCTAACGCAGTATCGGGAGCTAATAATTCTCTGGTATTCGAAGGTGCAACGGCTGATGACTTTGAAACCACCATTGCAGTTACCGATCCCACAGCGGACAGAACCATTACAATACCGGATGCAAGCGGAACCCCTGTATTGTCAACGCTGGCTACCAATGCCCCTGACGCTGCAAACTCAGTTACCGGGGCATCAAACGGCCTGGTGTTCGAAGGTGCAACCGCAGACGCACACGAGACAACAATCACACCGACCGATCCTACCGCTGACAGGACAATTACATTACCGGATGCAAGCGGAACAATCTGTATAACAGGAACTAACGGGTCAGCCAGCCACGATTACGGGGCAGCTCATGCAGACTGGTCCATATCTGCACTGGAAGCGGAGGCAACATATCTTGCAGCTACAAATGCAGATCAGGCTGTAAATGCGTTGCTTGCGTCATGCAGGGCCGGCAAACAATATTATGTTTATAACAACTCTGGACAGGTCCTTACCTTTAAAGTGACAGGGCAGGCAGGCGGCACAATCGCCACAGGTAAATTGTCCCTTTATGTTTGTAATGGTACGGATGTAGTAGAATTGTACGAGCAGCCGTAAGATGAAACATAGCTTTAAATTTATGAGCGCCACAATAAGCGTGGCGCTCATATCCCTCCTTATTATAATGGGGGCAGGTTTGCCTTTGCGGGCAGCAACGTCAAATTATCCGGAAACTGCCCCCGGCATTCAGGTGATAGTGCTGCCCATCATGGGTACGATCACATCGACAACAACGCCGGTCAGATGGACTACACCGTTTAAAATGAGGGTAATAGGCGTGTCTGCGTCTGCGAGGGATGTGTCGGGATCTGCAACCATTGATGTTAAAGAAGCAGGGGCATCAATTCTGAGCGCAGCGATTGCCTGCCCATCGGCAAATGTTACGTACGAGGGCACAATCTCCGACAGCTATATCGCGGATGAAGCCGCTATAACGATTGTTTTCACCCTTTCCGGCGGGTCTCATATTACTGATGCAACAGTCATATTGACTGTTAGAAGGATGTACTAATGAGCGATCTATTGACCTTATTAAACAAAGTTGTTGGTATTGTAAAAGATGATTCGGCCAAACTTGTCAACCCGGATGATTATGAACTAAAAATCGCCGAAGCGCTTAATACATACAGCAAACACCGCCCCGACACTGACGTGGTAGACGTTACAGGCAACGGCGGGCATGATTATGATCTGCCGACCGGGTGGTCAGAAGGTTTCAGTGAGATAAAAAGTATCGAGTATCCTATAGGGGATATACCGGCAACATTGCTTGACCCCGATACATATGAAATTTATCAAAACACTACAAAGAAACAGGTCAGATTGCTTAATAATTCACCGGCAGCGGCAGACACATTCAGAATTACTTTTACAATACCCAGGACAATTACAACGATAATTGCAACCGATGAAGACGCATTCTGTAGGCTGGTTGCCGCACTATGTCTGGAAGATTTGGCAAACGCCCATACCCAGACGGGTGATTCGGTCATCGGTGCAGATAGTGTGAACTACCGGTCAAAAGGCAGCGAGTTCAGCGCCCGTGCAAAAAAATTAATTACCTTATACAAGAATCATATGGGGATCAAAGGGGATGATATAACCCCCGCTGCGTCAGTAATAGTGGATCTCGACCTGAAATACCCTGCCGGTGGTGAGCGGTTGACGCACCCCCGATGGGCAAGGGAAAAACGGTAATGGAAATAAAAGCGACGATCAAATGTAATGGAGCGATTTACAATGGCGTGTCCTTAAAAATATCCCAGATGCATCTTGATCGGGCCATGAGCGAGTCGGTTGCACTCCTTGAACGGAAGGTAAAGGAAAATATCAGAAAAGCCCCCAGAATCGGTGTGGGCGGCGCAAAAGGAGGTCTTCTTGCGAGCATCCATGGCGAGACAATTCAGAAGGGAACCCCGTTGATAAAAGGCATTGTGGCGACCCAGAGCATATACGGAGAGGTCATAGAAAAGGGAAGAAGACCGGGCAGAAAGATGCCCCCGGCTGACGCCCTTGACGGATGGATAGATTTGAAGCTCGGTACTCGCCGGCGGGCTTTTAACAGCATGGATAAAGTGCTTGCCTATACAGCATGGAAAAAGAGCGTCAGCTTTTTGATTAGAAGAAAGATCGGCAAAAAGGGATTCCCCGGCATACATATGTTTGAACGGGCATTGGCCGACAACCTACCACAAATTCAAAGTATATTTGAACGGGCGGCGGCATCTATTACAGGGGAAATAAATGGCAAGTAAATATCTACTTATATTAGCAGACGTAAAGACCAGGCTCGAATCCATAACCGATATCGGGATTGTGCACGACTATGAAAGATTTACAAAAAACTGGCAAGAGTTTCTCGCATTATTTGCATATACACCTACAGGGGGCAGCCAGCAGATCAGGGGATGGGAAATAACCCGAAGAAGTGTTCACGAGCATAAAAGGGGCGCATATTTTCGACACCATGTTTTTGTAATACGGGGGTATATGAGTCTGAAGGATTCGGAAGAAACAGACAAGACCTTTCAGATCCTTGTAGATACGATATGCGAAACATTCAGAACCCTTGGAGAAATAAACACATGGTACTACCGCGACGGAGATAACCCGGAAAACTCGCCATGTCAGGTCGACGTGATTGAGCCTCGCACATTCGGCGCCATATTGTGCCATTATTCAGAGATTACATTATCAATAACAGAGCACATATTACCTTAGTGAGGAGGAATTTATGGATAGGCAACCAGGATCATACAGTACGGCAGCAAAGGGCAAACCGCAAAAAGAAAACCTGAATGACGAGGCAATGGCCGCAAGGCTCGGGAAGGCATGTACAAAACAGGAAGATGCACAAAGCACTGGATCGCCCGTAGCGGGGATGGACAGGCAACCCGGTACCTATCGTTACGACATCAACAAACAAGATTTTGTGCCAAATATAGACAAGAGGGAGGCAAACAATGAGTCTTGAAGAAAAACAATTAATCCTGGCGAAAGTAGAATCGATATACGGCAATGACCCTACCCCTACGGTCGGCGATAATGCATTGCTTACCGGCAAGGTATCTATTGAAATAGCAGATGCAAGCCGGGAGAGAAAGGTGATGCTGCCCTATTTCGGGTCGCTTCAGAAAGTACCCCTCGGGGAAGGCGTAAAAATATCATTCCCGGTAGAATTGAGGGGATCGGGCGTAGCCACAACACCGCCAAGAATAGCAGCGTTGCTGCGAGCAGCAAACCTGACAGAATCTATCGGGGGATCGTATGTTGATTATGATCCGAACAGCTCCGCCGCCGGCGAATCCTGCACCATCTGGTTTTATCAGGACGGCATACTCTGGAAGGTGCTCGGGTGTATGGCAGAAAGCGTCAAGCTGTCCGCAAAGGCGAATGATATCGCCAAGCTTGAATTCTCTCTGATCGGTTTGTGGGGAGGCAAGGCGTCCGTTACGGATGTCTCCTTTCCTGCTCCGACATTTGAGGCAACATCGATTGTACCGCCTATGTTCCGCAGCGCTACATTCACCGTCCACACCTACGCCGGAATCATCGAGAACTTCGAGGTCACGATTAAAAACAAGATTGCCAAACGCATGTCCGCCAACGCTTCGAACGGCATATACAGATACAGCATCGTCGGCAGAGACGTGGAGGGGAGTGTGGACCCGGAACTGGTTGCGCTCTCATCGTTTAATCCTTTTGACCTCTGGGAAGACGGAGATGCAGGGACGATAGCAGCAACCATCGGATCTGCTTCGGGCAATCGGTTTGTAATTACGTTGAGCAACACGGTATTGACCCCGCCGAAACTTGGAGGCAGAGAAGGGATGGCGACGTACGCTTTGGCATTTACAGCCCATCCTACGCTGTCAGAGGGAAACGGAGAGATAAAGATAAGACAAAGCTAAAAAGGAGGACACATGAGAGATTTAGACGTATCGGCAAGGAACAAAATGATAATAAACGATGCCAGATCAGGCACTGAAATAGAACTGTATTACCGCAACCCGACCACCCAGGAAGAGGTCGAGTATCAGTCAAAGCTCTACAAAAGGAAGGGCAATAAGCTGATATTGAACCCAAAGGTAAAGGTTGATCTCGGCACTGCCATACTCACAGGCTTCCGTGAAGGGGATTTCGGGGTTGCCGGCAAGCCCATATCATCCGATCCGGAAAGCCCGAATTATCGGGAGGACTGGAAGGACCTGCTCGGACGTATGGCATCAGACATTGTATCGACATTTGCAACCGTCGTTTATGAGGGGGCGCGCGTTGCATCCGATACGGATGTGGAGATAGAGACGGCGATCGAGGAGGATATCCTCCCTTTGCCGAAGAGCTAAGGAGGCTTGCAGCCAGATGCACTCCGGAAAAAAAGAAAAAATGTCTGGCGACATCAGGGCA